GGATAACTACCTCAAGGCGTTATTTGATGCGATGACTCATGCTCACGTATGGGAGGACGACATTCAGATTAAACATATGGAGGTTAGCTGGGGACCGGTACAGAAGAATGGCGGGGTGTCTCTCACAATAAAACAATTTATTGGCGGAGGAGAGCAATGATTCTGGCCTCCTGTGTTGCATGGTTTTTTATACAGTTGTATGTTTGTTCAGTGCGAGTTCCGGTGCGTGTGCAGAACGCCCGGATAAATAACATTTTGTGGAGAATTACATGACTCAAATAAATGCCCATAATGGGCAGGGATTCGATCACTCTAACACCAGCATGATGGTCAATTCAGCGCCAACGATGAGCAGCTTAGAGATATCGGAGTTGGTTGAATCGCGTCATGACAAGGTTAAGCAATCAATCGAGCGCCTATCAGTACGCGGTACTATTCAACTCCCCCCAATGGGGGAAGTTAAAAACCATCTTGGGCAGACGGTTTCGGTTTACTTGGTCGGAAAGCGTGACAGTTATGTTGTTGTCGCTCAGCTATCCCCTGAATTTACAGCTCGCCTGGTAGACCGATGGCAGGACCTTGAGCAAAGAAACCAAATTCCTCAAACACTCCCCGAGGCTCTCCGCTTAGCGGCAGATCTTGCGGAAGAAAAGCAACAACTGACGAACCAGCTGATAGCAGCCGCACCCAAAGTCGATTTTGTCGATCGCTATGTTGAAGCTGGTGGCTTAATGACATTCCGCCAGGTAGCAAAGCTTTTAAATGCTAAAGAGCCAGAGTTCAGGCTGTTCCTGCTGGATAAGCACATTATGTACCGGTTGAATAAAATACTGACTCCGCACCATCGACATACAGACGCCGGGCGATTTGAGTTTAAGACGGGAACAGCTGGAATAAACAGCTATGCATTTACCCAGGCCAGATTTACGGCTAAAGGGGTTAAGTGGGTTGCTGGTCTTTGGGCTGAGTACTTGGCGACGAAGGGGGCAGAGTGAGAGCATTGCTTACCCCTATTGTGATCCACCAGCTTGGACAAGTGATACTCAAGCCTAGCCGTGACCTGTTGCCTCTTTTCTCATCAGGGCGCCGCGTTTTGATTGAGTCCGAACCAGTTGATATGAAAAGTCTACCTGTTGGCCGGGTTCCGGACGCCAGACAGCCATTAGCTGAGGATCCGTTACTGGTGTCATTTTTCATCGACGAGCGAGTAATCAATGCTGCTGGTGGTATCAATTCATTAGAAAGCTGGCTGTTAAAGCAGGTAAAACACTGCCAGTGGGAACATACTGATTACCATTTCCGTGAGCTGGTAACGATGAGGCATGAACCCGGCGCAATTGCTGTGTGCTGGGCATGTGATAACAAACTTCGTGACCAATTCACTGAGCAGTTAGGCGACATAGCCCGGAAGAACGTCATTGAGTGGATGATATCCAGCATCTTGACCGATCTTGGTTATAACTCAGAGCGTGTATTGTCGGTTGCTGAGGTTTGCTGGTGGGCAATATACCGCGGCATACCCGATACCATTACCGAAGAGCTGGCACGAAGAGCGATGCGGATGCCCGTAGAGGCGCATCAGAGCATCCAAAAAGAGTCTGATATAACACCATCAATCCCCGCCACTTGGTTAGTACGCGACCACGTAGATCCCTATCTCAATCGTGACCCACTAACCCCATTACCTAGGCCGGTTGTCACTCTGGCGGTTGATCCGGAATCACCTCAAACACTATTTGCCAGGCCAAAGCGTATCCGATGGGAAAGCGCCAAGTATCTCAAATGGGTGAAGACCCAGCCATGCGCATGCTGTGGACAGACAGCTGATGACCCTCATCACTTGATTGGATGGGGGCAGGGTGGAATGGGTACTAAAGCGCACGATATCCTGGCGCTCCCCCTGTGCAGACAGCACCACGATGAATTGCACCGGGATATACAGGCATTCGAGCAGAAGCACGGCACACAGCCAGAAATGATAATCAGATTGCTGGACCGGGCCTATTCGCTCGGCGTTCTGGCGTAAGGAGATTCAAAAATGACATCACTACGCCAACGCAGATTAGAACACGCAGCATTAGCCAAAATAGGCCAGGCTCCCCGTAAAAGCTGGTTAGGGAGATTTACCCCGTTAACATCAATTCAATCAGCCTGGATTAAATCATTACTGGCCATCTGGGGTGAATTCGCTGGCGGAAAGACTCGGGAGCAGCACCGATTAGAAAATAGCCGTCGCTTCTGGTCTGACGTAAGGGATTCTGGCTGGTCTGATAGCCAGTTATCTAAATTCACTGGCGCCATCGAGCAGGCAAGAAACGAGGGCTTTACGGGTGCGCAGGTTGCTGTAAGAGCAAAAACTATCATGTGGGCGGCACCACTTTGCGATTTGATTGATGACTCAGCTGAGCGCGATGATGCTGACTTTATTGAGGGGCTGATGCTTCAAACATTCAATACCGATGATCCTGTTTATCTGATTGGTATGAAGTTTTACACCACAAGGAGCAAGGTATCTGACATGGCAATAGATTTACAGTATATGGCGCCATGGCTATCTAACAACGAGGCTCGCCGTCGTGTTAAATGGTGCCTGGAGATATTCCGTGCGAAGGTATTCTTAGCGGTAAGACGTGCTGAGCCGAATTACTGAATGAACAAAAAGTGCTATTTGTTTCTAATGGAGTTGAAAACGAGTCAAAAAACTGAATAATGAATTCATGCTTGGCAGAGCTGCGCCACCATGGCAGCGACGAAAAGCGCCCAACAAAACATTGAAACCTCGCCTTTGCGGGGTTTTTTTATATCTGTTTTTGCTAAATTTTTCCGCGGTAATACTTGTTAACTTACAGTGGCATATCAAAACAATTCAAATAAAACTTGAATGTTTTCAATGTGTTGTGATTATTTTGCTATTGACTTGTCTTTGTTGGAAGGCTAATTTTTGATCTCCGAAGAGCTGCGATTGCTCTAATCAAATCATTAATGTGGAGATTGAAAATGAGTAAAAAAAATACCGTCATTGTTGTAGGGAAAGAAAATCATTTATCTGCTTATTATCGTGCGGATGGTGCTGAATTCAAAATAGGAGAGTACCACTTCCCACTCCCTAAGCAGTTGGCGCCGCTTTGCGCTTGGCATCATGAGGGGCGACCCCTTCTCACACAAAAACACAAAGTGTCTGAATTTACGCACACTGATGGTTGTGTTTATTTGGTGGGTATCGAAGACGGGGATAATAGAGGACATGATTTTGCAGCGATAATTGATTTCATTAATGGTCACCACGAGCATGATTATCGCTGGATGTGACAACCAAATTTGCAATAACCCAGTACCGATTAAACAAATTGCACTAACAAGGCTGCCTGCCAAAGGTAGCCTTTTCTATTTGCGCCCACCCAATCAGCTAACCACCTTATCTATTAACGCAATGGATGAGGCGCATCCCTTTACCCATAAAGCACTGCCCTTAACCGGGAGGTGGAGTATGTATCGAATGGACAAACTAACAACAGGCGTTGCATACGGAACCTCCGCAGGTAACGCCGGATTCTGGGGGCTTCAGTTGCTCGATAAAGTTAGCCCTTCCCAATGGGCAGCGATTGGCGTACTGGGTAGCCTCCTTTTAGGACTACTCACTTTCTTGGTCAATCTGTATTTCAAAGTCAGAGAGGATCAGCGTAAAGCCGCACGAGGTGAATAATGTTTCCAGCCCTACGGAAAAGTGTTCTTGCTGTCACAGGTAGCGGGGCGATAGCTATTGCGTCGATGCTGATAACCGGGCCGACTGGTAATGATGGTGTGGAGGGCGTCAGATACAAGCCCTACTGGGATGTAGTCGGTGTTTTGACCGTTTGCCATGGTCATACTGGGGCAGACATTATCCAGGATAAAACCTACACAAAAGCTGAGTGTAAGGCCCTGCTGGATAAAGACCTCGCAAAAGTGGCAAGGCAGGTTAATCCGCTTATCAAGTTACCTATTCCTGAAACGGTTCTGGGTGCTATCTACTCGTTTGTTTACAACGTCGGTGCTGGTGCCTTTGCAAAGTCAACACTACTGAAACTGCTTAATGCTGGCGATATTGCGGGTGCCTGCGACCAGTTGCGCCGCTGGACATATGCTGGTGGCCAACAGTGGAAAGGTCTGATTACTCGCCGTGAGATTGAGCGGGAAGTGTGTCTTTGGGGGCAAAAATGAAATGGTATCACCTAGCATCAATCGCACTCCTTTTCTGCTTCGCTGGCGGCCTTATCTACTCAGCCAAGCACTATCACAGCAAGTACAAAACTGAAAAGACGCGAGCTGATAGAGCAGTAGAACGTGCCGAATCAACAGAGGCAGTAATGGGCAACATTATACAGGCAGTCCGGATCATGAACTTCACATCTGAGGCGAACCAGAATGCAAAGAACCAAATCGTACTGGACGCACAGAGAACCCAGGGCGATATCAAGATGGCTGTTAAGGGTGATATTTGTGCTAATCAGCCTGTGCCTGCTAGCGCAGTTAAGCGGCTGCGGGAATTCGCAAACAGTGTACGTACCTGTGCCGGTAGTACCGATACCAGCCAGCATAACTGCTGATACACCTGAGCCAGAGATACCCGAGAGCATGACGTATGGGGAGAGCGTTGAATTAAATGTGATCATTCTATCGGCGCTCAAACAGGCTAATCGTGATAAGGCTGATATCAGGGCTATCGAACTGAATAGATCAAAGGTTAAGGCGGGCGGGCCTTAAAAATAAATAAGATTTACGGGGGCTAGTATGTTTCAAAACTACGAGTTATTGGTTTCGTCTTTCATCGCTAACGGAGAGGGTGTGAATGCAACTGTGAGCATAAGAGCAAGGGCATTCCCATGCCTGGCCATATTCAATTTGGAGGTTTTTATCCCCCGCTGTGAGCCTGGTACGATTGATTTTTATGAGAGTGAGGCTATAAAAAAAGCCGCAGAGATAATTAGTGTTGTGAATGATGATATTAATGAAGCGGCCTGAAGGCCGCTCATTATTATTTGATGAACTTCTCTGATTCTGGCTTAAACATTTCTCTGATGGATGGCTGAAGCAACTCATTGATAGCAGACTTAATAGGTCCCGACTGACTGTGATTCAGTTTTTCCAGAGATTCTGAAAGAGCCTCTCTGAGCTTGGATGAAAACTGACCATCGCCGGCCTGTTCATCGAGAAGCTTGATCATATGAGTGATTACAAAGTTTGTAGCGGCACCTTGTTTAGCAATCTGCTGTTCGAGTTTGGCGATTTTTTGCAGCAGTGAAGCTGTTTGTTGATCCATTGATATTTCCTTCTTCAGAGATAAACAGCCATCTCTCTGCTCCTGAGTGCGTCAGCGCCCACCGCTGACGGGCTGATATGTAAATATACGCATTAAATTCAATAAGAATAATCCTGACATTTGATCAGGGATTCGTTCTGCCTCGCATTAGCGGGGCTTTTTACTTCTAAGAGGCTAACTATGGATAAGAGTATTGAGGGGGCGGCAAGTACCACCTTTAGTGGCACCATTCACGCTCTGGATAAAACTGAATGGCAAACCAACGTTGATCTGTTGCTTCAAGCGTTGCTCACGGATAACGATTCACTTAAATCAAGCGTATGCACCCTGCAAACTGAATTGTCTAGTCTACGAAGTGAGCTGAGAAGTATGCAAAGGGGCTAACAATGAAATTAACATTGAATGAAGTTATGGGTAGCCTACGCGTTGTTTGTGCACCGGATGGTTATGAGCTTCACAGCCCCGCTGGCGTTGCGTATTACGATAAGAACGGGGTTCGTAACCGTGTTAACGGAGTGCCAGAGTATTTCCCTTTAAGCCTGTCAGTGCATACAGCCACTGACAATAAACTCGGTAAGTTAGGCGGTAAGGATGGCGGTGTATCTATGGGGTGGAATATCCAGCTCCAAGCCAGCGCCAGCGCTCTTATTGCCATGGCTACTAAGCAAGAAATTCAGGCCAATGCTTGGACAGAAGAGCTGTCAGCACTGAAGGCAAAAGCATCTGATGATGATAAGTCGCTAGCCGAAACTATTCGTGACGCAATTAAAAAAGAGTCACAACCAGGCGGGTTGATCTATAACGGTCTTCGCTATCGCCGCTAGCTGGCATTACAACAGGCATTCAACGAGTGACTTTGATAATGATAATTACTATCGTTACGGGTCCTTTCCAGCACTTAGAGTCATTACGGGGCGGCGACCTCGCGG